AAAAATATTGTTCCCATCACCACTAGAAGTCGTAGTAGTAGTTGTACCACCACTTTGACCCGCCCTTTCAGCAGCCAACAAATCAAACAAGCCTTTGTACTGTTGCTGTCTTAACGCATTTTCCAATGCCCTAATGCCTAAATCAGCTTCTAAGCCTGATTCTGCTAGACCGCCAAACAGTTCACCCCTACCTAGATCGAGAGCTACCTGATTTCTATTCAGTTGCAGCATAGGATTCAAGGCCGATAACAGTCCTGCCTGTGGTGTATAAGCAGCAGGTATAGCTCGTAGTCCTAATTCTCCCGCTAGTCCTAACCTACCCCTTAATTCCTGCAAGCCTTGTAGGGTTTGTTGAGAACTTAATGCCTGTTCTGCCCTAGCCTGATCCATAGCACCCAAGACATTACGGCTTCTTTGTTCTTCAACAGCTTTTGCTAGTGCCAATTCTTCGGGTGTACCGCCAAACATAGCCGATCTAACACCGCTACGACCCTGATTAACTAACCTTTGCTCTAAACCTAACCTAGCCCTTTCACGTTCAGGAGCTTGTATTGCTTCTAACCTGTCAAATAGCTGCTGTTCCCTAGTAGCCCTAGCTTCAGGGGTTTGAGTTAACATATTAATTAGATTGGTTTGTTCTTTTTCTCGCTCTTCAGGGCTACCAAGAATATCAAACATATCCTGACCAAAGCCTAATAAAGAACTTTGAAGGTTTTGTTCAGGCTGAGTAAGCTGTAAATTTAAACCAGTAGGCTGACCAAACTCATTTACAGTTGTTGCTGCTGTTTGTCCTGTACCTGTAGTAACAGTAAAAGGCTTAAATTGTGTTTGCCTGTCTAGCTCACCAAGAATACCGCCTTCCATTTCACCAAAATATTTATCGCCCCTAAGTTGGGTTTGATAGCCTCGCCTAGCTTCTGCTAAATCTTTTATACCTTGCTGACCCAATGCAGCCTGACCAATAGCCCCTAAAAGACCTGCGCCAGTGCTTCCTAAAAAACCACCACCGCCTTGATTTAAACCAAATAAATTCTTACCAAAATCTATAGCATCCATGCCTAAATCTCCCCAACTATGATCTGGTTTATGTGGCATTAGTAAGTCCCTCCATCTAGTGTCCCAGTAAACGTGCCTGACACTGTGAGGGCCGCAGCCGTTGTAGTCCCAGTAAATGTTGGCCCAGCCGTGTCTGCTTTCGTTGAAACTGCTGTGGCGATATTGTCAAATTCTGTATTGACTTCTGTGCCTTTGACCAACTTGGCAGCATTACCTGATACCAAAGAATCTTTAACAGCAAAGTTTGTGGTTTTTGTATAGTTGGACATTAGACTACCCTTCCTAACAAAGCGTGTACGTTGAGTTGTTGTATCGCTATTGACTTACCATTAACTGTAGACTCTACACCGATAGATACTACAGAACCAGAACCAGAAGTATTAACCTTCTGACGATTAACCAAATTTAATGAAGACGCATATTCAGCAGTCGTATTGTATTCACTGATATTATACTGACCCGCATTGTTAGCAGGTAGTGTATATGCCTGTTTTTTATAGGCATTTGTATAATCATACGCCCAGTTTAATACAACAGTGGATTCTGCCCCATCAAATGTAGTCAGATTAACCTTCTTTAAAAACTTTAAAACACTACTGTCACCAAAAGCTAACGGGTGACTGAAGTAACTTATCTGATATGCCCCATCATTATCATCATACCCTGCATATTGGGCGATTCCTGTTGCAACCCCGATATATAAGGTTTCATCAGCTAGATTTGTAAAACATAACGGAGCCAAGCTAGTCCATGTGGTTGCCCGATACGACCCATCCTGAAGAGGAAAACGGGTATCAAACACATATACCTGCTGTAATGTAGGGAAGTTCACCAAAACAAATGATTCTTCTGGTGAATAGTGCATCTTGATATTGCCAGTTTCACTAGGAATTAAATTCTTAACATCATTGTTGACGTTCTTGGATATATCCCCAATAGGTGAGGACTTCTCCTGTATTGTCCTAGCCAAACTCCTAACACCAGATCGGTCTAGGAATATTAAATCTTTACCCGTAGAAACTACGCAATCCCTAGAGACACAACCTATATTTGAGATTGTATCTTCCAGAGTCATAGAAGCAGGTGCGCTTGCCCCTGAGTAGATAACAATTGAGTCTTTTCCAAATATGATTAGGAAGCCGTTATGAGCCGCTAGAGCAACGATTTCGTCATAGCCTGTAGGCCATACGTTTGTAATATCTATTGAACCTGTGGCTCCTCCTGTCCATGTAGTGCCATCTAAAGTATCAGACCAGTAAATAGTAGACTTATCAGCCGCAAAGTCAGCAACAAACAACCTACCAAATGCTGCCAAAACCTCATTTCCCTGTGGTGGTGTACCTGCTGCACCTGCATGGGCTGACATCTTTTCTAAATTACCAACACTGTGAGTGTAGACTAACGGCTCATGCGCCCGTTGAAAGAAGAAAGCATGGTCATTGAAGTTCACAGCCTTCCAGTTGTTAGCACTTACTGTATAAGAACCTGGAGTATTGTCAGCTAGTGTAGAAGTCCCCTTAAATAATTTGTTATTACCTGCTGATATTATGGCTGTATTCCCACCGCTATCCCTGTACTGGTGTACCATTTCAATCCCCGCAGATGACCCAAGGACTGAGCTACCATTACTGCTAACCATTTCGTAGCCTTTCCTAGCAGCTACCCTACCTTCTTTGTCAATAATGCAGTTATCTGCAACAGAAGCAAACGTAGGGTCTTGAGCTAAAGGGGCATCCTGCGTGTTAATACCCGCAAACCCTGGAGCTGTAATTGTTATGCTTTGTAGTCTCTGAGCCATTAGTTCACCATAAATGTTATCTCAGAAGGATACTTGTTAGCGTCAAAAGCTACTGCGTCAGACAGGGCAGTTGAAGCAACCGCAAACTGTTCAGCAGCCGACTGACCACCAGTTTCACCCCTTTCCCTTAATGCCATAGCAAACGCTAACTGTATGACAGGGTTAGAGGGTACTGACAAAGCTGTGCTGTCAGAAGACAAATCAGCCTGTGGAACTACTACGTCAAAGCGTAAGTTATAACTATCGTTAGGCTGTGGGTATAGTTTAACCTTCAAGTCACCGCTAGTGTCTTTGCCTATAAACGTATAGTAATCAGGGCTTCCAGCGACTACAGCCGTATTGTAGTAAACATTGTTGAAGTAGGACTTACTACGCAGGTACATGAACTTCTGGCCTGTCGTATTCATTACATCCTTAACTACTGCCTGATCTCCGCTACCTGTTAGTGAATATTCACTTGTTCCGCTAGTTGTTGTAAGTGTTATTGAGTCCCGCAAAGCAGTCCAATCAAATGAATTTTCTACTATTTTCTTAGCGTCATTAACTAAATCGCCTATCAAAGCAGAATAATCTGTACCATTTGCAGTATCTACAGTGTCTTCTCGCAACCTTCGTAGAACATTATTTATCAAATCTATATATGTCATACTAATGTCCTCAATAATCCGCTAGGCAAATTAAAATCTGGAATGTTATCTAATCGTGTAAATCTTGGCTCAAACAATATGTCATCAAAAACAGTCTCAACGATAGGAGCAGACTGAGATATTTGCATTATCATCCCTGCTTTCTTTTCAGGTTGTGTAGATATAGGAGATGGAAATAATCCTTTAGGTTTATCGTCTACATCTAAAGGGAATTTATCTAGATGACCACCAGGGTCAAGATTACCATCACCACCTGTATCATCAACACCTGAATCACCAGAACCTCCAGCTGCACCACCACCTGCTGCTCCTGCACCACCACCTGCTGGGACATTACCTCCTGCTGCTGCGCCACCTGCTGGAACATTTCCACCTGCTGGAACATTTCCACCTGCTGGAACATTTCCACCTGCTGGGACATTACCTCCTGCTGGGACATTTCCAGCACCACCACCAGCAGCGTTATCACCATCTCCTGAACCAGTATCTGCGCCAGCTCCTGCACCAGCATTAGCAGCAGGATCACCAGTACCCGCAGCAGGGCCATCACCATCAAATGCACCTTCAGGGCCAGCTATAGGTACACCGCTATTCATTAAAATTTGTGCAGCGTTTTTATCACCTTCATTTGCTGAGTTAATCAAGATAGATCGCACAAACTCAAAAGGATATTGCCCACCTTCATCTGTTGGAAAATCTTTGATTAAATCATCTATTTTTCTATCTTTATAAACTTCCATTATTTCTTCAGGGCTTAACTCTTCGAGAGGTTTTGGCCCTGTATTAGCTGCTTGTTCAACAAGTAAAGGATTTGGAGCAAGTAAAGGATTAGATAAATCATCTTCTTCTAAATTAGTGATACTTGCTGGCGTTAAATCAGTAAAATCATAAGGTGCGTTATTTGCTAATACACTTAATAAGTCTGTTTTTTCTTCTGAGTCATCAAGGGCTTGAACCTTTCTAACTGCCTCTTCAAAAGTTGGCCCAACTGTTTCTAAAAATCCTTCATTTTGACCATCACCATACAGATCACCTTGACCCATATTTAAAGCGTTGCTAACTTCTAAAGCTGCTTGTTGTTCAGGCGTTAAAGGCGGCAGGTCTGAACCTCCACCGCCAAAAATACTTCCAAAAATACGTTTAATTAATTCGTCTTTTAAGAAATTACCAGCCGATTTTAATCCGGCTTGTACTATTGATGCTGTAACTGGATCAGCCATTATTTCTTCCCGCTTGAGCCGCCATAGAAAAATGCCGCAGCCGTACCCAGAATCCCCGATAGCTGGCCTAACACCAAGCTAATTATGGTTTCATCGTTCTGGTCATGTGGCATTAATGTGACAATCATTACAAACCCGCCATACAATAAAAGGGTTAAAACTGAAAAAACCTTTGGAGTCCAATCAGTTGCAAAGTTTTCCCTAGCATCCCTTCTGTCTTCTACTTCAGTCTTAAAACTTTCTAGGTCGATCTCCATTTCGCGTATTCGATTCTTAAACTCCTCATCCGCTTGTTTCAAGGCAACAGCACGTTCAGGCTGTCTTTCAATCAAATCTTCTATTTCGTTAGCTGTTGTAGTCTCAGGCAATCCCAGCTTAGAAGCAGCCATCTTGACCGCCATTCCTGCCATTGGCCCACCCGCAGCACTAGCTATGGTTGGGGCTAACGATTTTAATAACCCGCCTAATTTCATCTTGTCAGCAAATACACTTTTATAAGAGCCTCAACATTCCTAATTACTTTCCCTCAGAGTCTTCCTCCACGATTTCATCTATCGTATCGCAGACATCCGGTATCGCTACACCTGTCGTAACCTCAGTAGCTACGCGGCCTACAGCCCTAATACCTTTGTACACCCCAGAACAATACAGTTCTTTGTTGGCTATCATTTCTTCCGAAACAGTACATCCGGTTATTAGTACACACAGCGCAGCAATTCTAAGCATTTTCTACCTCGTCAGCGATTTCATTAAGTTCGTCAATATCTTCTTTTTTAGGCTTTTGACTGTCTAAAAACTTTTCCAATCTATCCTTATACCCTTCCATAAAATGATCTGAGATAGCGTCTGATAAACGTCTATCCTCATCCCTGGTAAGTTTGTCAGGGTTTACAAAGTCCACACCATTGTTAGCAAAGTACAACATTGTCTGTGATTTAGATGGGCCGTAGCAAAACTTAGGTATTCTAGCCACCAAATCAGACCCTTGTACGCAGGATATCTGGTTATCCAGTGTAGTCATAGGCCGTTTAAACCCTTTGAAAAACGTATTTGGCTTACCAAAAGTAATCACATTTAAATTGTTGTGCTTCTTCCATAGCTTTGCAGCAGACAATTCAGCCAATGCGCCACCTAAAGAATGACCGCAAATCAATGTACGCTTATCATAATCTATATATTTGAGAACCTTCTTCCATACCGACATATGAGCTAATGTGAAGCCCCCATGACACATTCTTCCTGCATAGGGTACTGGTACTACCAGTGCGTCTGTAAGCCAATCTAGCTTCTGCTCAGTGCCTCTGAAGGCTATTACGTCTATAGTCTTACGCTTTGCAATGTAAACAGTAGTTGAAGTCCACTTAGACTCTATCTTTGTAGCATCTTCTACAAACTTTCTGTAAGCCTTCATGCTCCAAGAGCAAGCCATATTTAGCAATACAGGGTCTAACTTCACTATTCAGCTCCCATTCCAACAATTAAAAACGTCACGCCAGCTATTATTATTACAGTTACGACCAATCCCAAGACCATCTTTGCTAGTTGTTCTATTAGAATCTGCTCTTCTTTCTTGGCTGCCACCCTAGCGGCTGCATTTGCTTTACGCTTAATTTCACGTTTCTTTTCTATCTTGGCTGCTTCAGCCTTAATCTTTACCCATCTGTGGGTTTGTCCTTTACGAGAATAATGATCACGAATCTTGTCCATCATCTTCTCAATACGTTCTTCTTGTTGGTCAATAGTTATAGCTTCTTCCAAGGCCGAACCCGCCAACAAATCTTCAGTACCCGCATCCCTTGCTTTCTTAATATGTTCTTCTACTTTCTTCTTGGCTGTGAAGAATTTACCCACTTCACCCGCCATATCTTCAACTTCTTTCTTCTTAGCAATTGCACCCTGAACCATGACAAATGCACTGTCCAAGGCTTTTATCGCTAACATTGCTTCGCCAATCATCTCTCAATCCTCTTGCACATGGCTGTTATGTTCGTAGTTACTGAATTGAGAATAATTCTCTGAGCAAACTCTTCACAAGTAGTCTTCTCTTGGAAACACAAGCCGCCATCATCACAATCAGATATTGCCGATATTCCTCCAATAATTAGCACCAAAACAAAAATATTCATAGCTCATTTATAAAAACTGCCGTATCTGTATCTTCAAAAAATAACATTTGTCCTTCACAAACAATATTCCAATCTGGCCCTTCTTGCTCACTTCTTGAAGGCACTTCAATAATAACGTGTCTTGCTAACCATTCTGTATTGCCTTCAAATACTCTCCAAACGTGTTCTTTAGTACCTCTGCCCTCAAGACCTCTTGATTTATTGAATCGTATACGATATTTCACTCTGGCCTTACTGGAAATCTTACATTAGAATCAAAATCTGCTGATAAATAAACCTCATCTAATTTTAACAAATAATCAATCCAATGTATTTTTTGCTCAACAGTTAAGCTAGATTCTTGTAACGCTTTGTTTGCTATAGCTTTTTCTTTCTCTATTCGAGTTGCTACTTGATCTTTTAAAATTTCTAGTTCTTCTTCAGGAGAAAGTTTAATCCATCCCATATCAGCATAAGCTGGCCCGATCCACGACAAATCGCCTATCTTGTCTTTAATTCCTGCTAAACCAAATATTGAACCCCAATTAGTTGGTAGTGGCCCTGCTTCGCTTAGAGGCTCTTTTGTTGATAGCTTTCTTAGTTGCCACATTATCTTTCTCCATACTCTTATTTGTTTCTTGAGGTAACAAACCTGTTTTTTCAGAACCAATTTTCTGACCCGCAAATGGCGGATATCCATTTAAATGTAATTTTTCTTCTTCAGTTACTTCTTTCCATTCACGCCAACTTGCAAAATCTTTTCTTGGTTGAATATGTATGTGACAACCTATACTTGCTGCTAATTGATGTATTAATTCAATAACTTGCACAGGTTGATATATATTCCATAAGAATGTTCCATCATCTCCACGCATTGTAATTTCTGTTGTTCCTGACGCTGACATACCTATGCTTACAGTTTGTGCTCGATTCCTATTAGAATCTAACATTTTTAACTGTTGTTGTTGTTGTCTTTCTCTAAACTCCTTTTCAAACTCTTTTTTATTCATTATTGAGGACACCAAGAAATATTAACTTGACCATTTACTGTTACTGGATATGATGACCCACCAACTACGGATACACAATTATGTGTTGTTGGATTTGCTGCGCTTCCTGGCCCTCCTGCACCACCCGAATTTCCTGCACTTCCTCTACCTCCTCCGCCACCACCGCCACTAACTTTACTATTAAGACAAGCGTTACCAAAACAATAAAACCAAGCGCGCATTCCTCCGCCACCACCGCCTCCTGCGCCAGCAGTTGAGCCAGCAGTTCCAGCGTTACTAGGATTGCCACTACTAGCACCTTCTCCTCCTGCACCGCCTCCTGGATTTCCTCCTGGGCCATAACCACAAGTATTATTATTTGCGTCTGTACCATCATTTGTAGTTCCAGCACCGCCTCCACCAGCACCACCCCTAGCATTACTACTACCCCCAAAACCAAAACCTCCAGACCCACCACCAGGATTTCCTCCTGATCCACCTGGACTACCAGAAGAAACTACAACTGGAGTACTAGCACCGGAATTTCCTGCACTTCCATTGCCACCTGCTGAACCGCCAGAACCTCCTGCACCACCTGGAAAACTCAAACAAAAAACAGTAGATGCTGCTCCAGTTGCCCCAGTACATCCAGTTGAACCTGGACTCCCTCCAGAACCTCCTGCACCGCCTGACGATCCTGCTCTATATGGAGAACCAACATTATTCGGAGCACTTGAATTTCCGCCTGTTCCACCACTTCCTCCAGAACCAAACGCTCCAGAGTTTCCGGATGCACCGGAACTTCCTGCTGCTCCATATCCTGTAGCACTTACAATACTCACTCCTGCAGGTGCACAAAACGTCCCTGAACTGTTAAATGTTTCAGAGCCACCTGGAACAACACCAGCCCCTAAAAGACCAGATTTGCTAACACCTATTGGCATAATAAACCTCACTCATGGTAAAACCATCCAGTAACAATATATTTAGTATTATCACCATAAACAGGATTTCCCCTGTGAATATGTGTAAAAGCTGCGGGCCATAAAACCATTGTATTTTCTACAGGAGAAATTCTACGTTGTTGATATAAAAATTCTGTTTCTCCATTGGCTTTATTTGGTAATGTATTTAAATAAAGCATATAGGTAAGCCCTCGCTTAGCTTGTTCTCCATTAGCTTGCTCTGCATGCCAAACGTGATAACCACCTCCAGAGGATGTTTCTTGCATTTTCATTTGTGTGCAATTCAAACGTACCTCTAAAAGCCATGAATATTTCTTAACATATTCATCAAAACATTGTTGCAGTCCATTAAAAAACAATTCTTTTGAATCTTGTTCTCTAAACTTTAACAATTTATTTTTTGTTAAATGAGCAGCTAATTGATTGTCATTTTTTATGTGCGGTAAAACACCATCTGTTTGCTGTCTGTTTTTGCTTGCACCAAGTTTTTTATTATGTCGAAACTCATTTATAAGATGTTGGCAAAACCCTTCAGGGTAAACATCAGAAAAAACACCAATAAAATCTTTGTATTCAATATTCATTTAAATGGTGGCCCTGAAATCCACGCTACTAAAGATTGTCTATTCCCTTTAACTACTGGTGTAACTTGATGCAAAGACCAAGCTGGAAAAACAGTTATAAGTCCTCGTTTTTTTTGTATAGTTATTGGATTGTTAGATGTTAATAACTGTAATTCGCCTCCTTCATATTGATTCGGCTCTGACAACTGCATAACCACTGACAATTTTCTTGATATACCTTCTTTACCAAAATCTTGATGCCATATATACGTTCCTTGTTTATCGTCACCATAATTGGCTAATTGTATGCCCTCTCCAAAACCAGTTAAATCAAATAAAAAATATTGAGTATTCAAACTACAAACAACATTAGATAATTTATCGAACACCCATTTATTTTCTGGTGTATTATTTAACCAATTTAACTCTGATCTCCTAATTTCTTCATTTACGGCTCCTGCACCTACTTGTGCAGTTTGTACAGCATTTTTAGCTTTTTGCTGTAGCCAATCTAATTCATTTTCGGTAAATGCGTTTTCCCACCATGCATAAGGTTCTACATTTTTTGTATACGGTGGTAATAAATATTGCATTAAACAAACCGTTTATTACATGACAAAATAAAATGTATAAATTTTGTTGGTTTATCCGCCATACTTGTCGTTATCATGTGTGGCAACCAAGAATTAAAAAACATCATAGTCCCAGGCATAACATTATTAAAATGTATATATGGTGTAGCCATAGTTACTTGGTCGCTTGGCACTAAAGGCAAATCACTCATTTTTTTACTAGGTCTTGGATCATCAAATATAGGATAGCTTCCTCCCTCTGGAGTCTCTAAAAAATAAAATCCTGATATTTCGCTACTCCCATGCACATGAAATATATTACTTCCTGTACACCCAAACTCTTGCCCCCACATACCAGACAAATAAAAATCGTGTTCATCTGTAAAATAACCCTGATCTTTTAAAATACTTACACCTTTATCCCTAAAATAAGAAGTTAAGTACGAAAAATCAGGGTCATTTGCCATGTGTTCAGTTTGTTTAACAACAGAGTCTTTTGGCAAAAACTCTTTTGTTTTTTGATAATATTTTTCAGCATAACCTGAAGTTTCTTCTACCCATTCTGGGCGTTCTTCTCTGTAAATAGAAGAAGAAAAATAAGGGTATATATCCATATTAATTATTTACAAAATTATTAAGCTCCGTTGCTAATGTTGTAATAGCACTAGCTGTAATATCTGTAGCGTCTGAAGCTGCTTGAGTTCGTCTATTTTCAACAAGAACATCTTTCGCCATTCTTAGAGTTTCTAACTTTGCTCTTTTAACTTCTTGAGATGCTATATTTGAAGCTCTATTGTCCTCAATAGCATTTTGTTTATCTACTTCTTGTTGTTGCTCATCAGTTAATGCCATTGTTTATCTCCTAAGATAAATTTTTCATTGGTAGTGTAACGTAATAAGTAGTGCCTCCATCTGGGGTAAAGAAAAACCAGATATCTATAGCGTTTGCTGTTGTAGTGCGAGAAATTGATCCGCCTGGATACTTAAAACTTCCTCCCGCTAAAGCAACTGTGCGATTAGGTGTGCCATCATTAGTTAAAATTAAAGTAAAACTACTAGCTCTATTAGAATTTGCATTTGGATTACTTAATGTCAGTGTTGCATTATTATTTAATGTAGCTGTAAATAATTGCCCTGTTGATATATCTATAGTTTTAGCTGATCCAGTATTTCCTAAAGCTGATACTTTGTCCGAAAACAAACCAGTTAAAAATGATGATGTAACATCAAATTCGCCTGATCCTTTTGGTGTAGCACTTATACCAACATTAGAATCATCACCTGTAGCTGATAATGTAGGATTATTACCTGTAGCGGCATTAGCTACCGTTAACTCATTTACTGCTGAACTCGTAGCAGTAACTTTCACAAGTTCTGCGCCATTTGCATCATTAATTGATGTTGTAATTTTTGGTGTCGCTATTGTCGGAGATGTTCCAAAAACTAAAGCACCTGAACCAGTTTCATCAGTAACAGCACTTGCAAAATTTGCGCTAGATGGCGTTGCAAAAAACGAATCTAAATTAGCGTGTAAATCACTAATCTGGCTTATTGTCACAGAAGTTGCTGTTGGTGCTACATCAGACCAAGCACTTCCGGTATAAACCTTCATGGCATTAGAGGAGCTGTTAAAATATAAAGCACCAGTAACTAAAGAATCACCATCATTATCTGCAGAAGGGTCTGAAGATTTAGCTCCTAAAAAACGGTCATCAAACGTATCGTAGCTTGCAGCCGCAGAAGTGGCACTTGAAGCGGCTGAAGTCGCGCTAGAA